CACTCCATCCAAGTCAATTGCTACGCTATTTTGGTACTCTTTAAATTCAAACAATGTGAACCACGGTGCTAGAGGATGGATTCTAATTTCGGATGTAACCACCACATCGCTATTCCTGCCGCTAGATATTATCAATCTCTTAGGTAAAAATACGCAATCTTTTGGTACCGTTAACCGTCCATCTCTACTGAAGTTGATCGATCTGTTACGAGGCGCGCCCTCGTACTTTATGAGTCCGTGGATTTTACTATCGGTGTCTGGCACTCCTGCCGTCAAGGTGTCGCTTTCTGCCAGATACACATCTCCCTGCAGGTCCTTTGATGAGGGTAAAATTGATACCACTTGCTGTGAGCGGAAGAAATCGGTCACAACTAATGCCTGGGTTTGCCCAGTCATAGTGGCGATCACCTGCTTTTGTACGTATGTGGCATCCAGGTATGTAACGATTATATCACCGGTATCCAAGGCAGATGAGCTGGATAGATATATTGATGATGCCGTCAAGACTGGAGTTTCCTGAAAACCTAACTCCCAAATGTCCTCTTGTGAGTTAGCGGATATATTGCTATTCACTCCAAGCACCAAGTTCGTGGTCACTCCTGGTATTATCTGGGCATGATTGGCAGACTGGCCAAGACCGACCAAAACATTAAAATCTGCTAAATTGGGAGTGAAGCTCATATTATGTACCACTGGTCTTGTGCGAAAGAGTAAAAGAACGTTAGCGCCGTCTCATCGTTGCTCAGCGTCCTGCTGGTTGTCTTATTGATGACTTTGCCATTACCCTCTACTGTCACCAGCCCATTGGTGCGAATTACCCGCAGTGTCTCGGTATCTGCTGGCCTCGCATTCAGGTTTATTGTTGTCACTGCTGTGCAAATTATGGTACCAGAACCTATAGTGGTGTGTGGGCTGGCTGGTGATATCGTAACATTACCCAACTTATCTATAAGGTTGTTCACCTGGTTTCCGAGACCCTCAAAAAAAGTAATAGAGCGCAGCTGATTCGGGCCGTTTAAATCCCCCAGATCTGTTCTACGCGGTATCGTAATCCGTTCAATAGCCACTATTTATCTGCCTTGACTTCAAGGTCTAGCCGGTGAAATTCAGAAAGAATGGGACTAGCTAAAATAAACTTCATAATCATGCTGTAATTAAACCGTCCTAATCTTCGCCAGATCTGCCTCTTATCCCACTGGCCCTCTAAACCTATGGCAACGCTTCCCAATGATTTAAATGTTCGGCTGCTATCGCTCGAAACTTGTAGCTCAACCTGCGGATTCAACCCGTCGGTATCTGGATTGTTCTGACTGGTTCCAGTTCCTGCGGAAATAGACGCCTCAGCATAAGAGACTCTAAAGCTATTGCCATTAGTCATAAGGTACGGGCAAATGACTGTCCTAGTGATATTGGTTTCGTATTCCTGGGTGTGAGTCCGGCTAATATCACCTACCCTGCCATCAATACTATCACTGGCAATTACCTTTCCAAATGTTGTGGCGATATCCTCAACACGCCATACTGACCCATTGGTCTGGCGCTTATGCCAGGTAGGCCGCCCAAGTAGTGTGCTGGCAGTCCCATCATAAACAAAGGTTTCGTTTGGAAAGTTAAAGCCTGCAAAAAAGCTGCCTTCCTGTGAATAGCTCCAAGCCGTTACTGCTGATAGCTCAGCGTCTGTATAGGCTTGGATTACCTGATCTATAGCTGGCGTGCTGATTTTGGTTGCCGAACCTTGGGCCGTTTGCCAAATAGCCGGTGCCTCTTGCGTTGAGTTACCTAAAAATAGAAATCGCTTACTGAACTCAATAACCGCAAATCGTGATTTTAGCCCCTTGTCGATGGTGGCCCCTAAAATTCGTTGATAGGGGAAGTCGACGCCGCCAATCTCCTGATACAGTTCGGTTGTTTCAGCGTTAAAAATGTACAGCTCATTGTTGATCTCCATTGCTCGCACAATAGCATCAGGGTCAACCTCGGCATCCTCAAAGTCCAACGCATCAAAACTTTTACCGTCATTGGATGATATTAAGGAGCCAATAAAAAACTCCTCATCCGTGGTGTAAATAAACCTATTACCTTTTTCAACAACGCTAGTGACACCGCCCTGTTGGGCCTGGAATGCCACAAATATAGGATCGGTGATCGTTTCTAGCGTATTTGTTGCTAACGTGTAGAAGTACCCGTCTCCGCCCGGGACAATAACGCATAAAACCAGTCCATTGAACGCCATTGAAACGCGCCCTACTCCTGTGATTGCGCCCAATAATACAGGGTTGTTAATGTCTGGATTATGGATTAACTCGCTTCCAACTACCTGAAATAAAGCGTTGTTCTTTTGATCTTTGTGAAAGCCTCGGCCTTTACCAGTGCCGATTGATTTGATAGCTGAAATACCAGGCGTACGAAATAATGCCCCTTTGGAGATAGCACCATTAACAAGTGGTATTTGCGGATACCAGTTAATGCACTCCATATTGGCAAACGTTGGATCCGATGACCCATAAAAACCTGATGATATGTCAACTTGAATTTTCACTCAGCTATAACTACCCAGTTCGAGCCATTCGAGACGATGGTAATTGCTGGTAGCGTAGGGCCTACCAAATTGTAGGCGGTGTTACCATCAATAGTCTCAATACCGGCGGGCAAAATGTTAACCTTATTTATATCTGTGGTCGTTTTTTTGATAGTGAACTGCTGACTCACACTGGTAGCTGCATCCCATACGCTGGCCGCTGAAGGCAAATTGACCGTTAATGCCCCACCACTGGTGTTCGCTAAAATAACCCTATCGGTCAGAGCAACATTGTATCCAGTGGTGATGATTTTGACCGCCACCGATTGCTCACTATTAGCGTTACTAACAAACCCTAATGTCGTTAGTATTGGGCTGATAGATGAGCCAAATGCGGTTAGTGTCATTTTACGGCTAGCGTCACCATCTAAAACACGAACAAAGTCGTTTCCAGATATATCGCTAGTGCCAACTGTGACTAAATTACTTTCTTTGGTGCTATCTCGATTACTCATATTTCACCTTATGTTAGCGTTAAGCCTTCACCCTCATCGTCATCCAACTGATCGCCTGCGCCACTCAGTAGGTCGCTAGCTGCTCTTCTTGTGAAAAACCGCGTGTTTGTTCCAGCATTAATTCTATTGCCACCACCAATAGGTAAAGTGTTAGGAAATTCAGTCTCATGAAGGTTGATAGCCCTCAGCTCTAGCGCTTTAAGGCTTGCACCTGCCGCCATCCCTAGCGCCTGGGTAACCGCTACGCCAAAACCAGGGGCTAGCCGAACAGATAACCCATAAATGACGGCTTCTTCAGCGTAATCAGGTATTTCTGTCTCATCGGTTTTGACCGACACTTTAGCGAAACCAATATTGATGCCATTTGAGGCCCAAGTAACCATCATCCTGTTTAAATACCGCATCCCTAGTGCCATTTCGGCAGCACTCAGTGCATTTTCCCCTATTTTGATCTCTAGGTTGTTAAACGCATCATCAATTAATACCTCAGCAGTACTCATTGGTCGCTCCTTGGAATTAGGTTGGGTATTGACGGGGCATCCAAATTTAAGCCGGTCATTTGGTCAATGGATTGGCCAGTTAAGTCAATAGCATCATTAAGCACTTGCTGGTTTTGTAGTCTCGTGTTAACGGGCGGGGCCACATTAACCTGTTCCGCTGATTCTTGGTCGAGTAATTTGCCATTGATATCCACCTCGGTTTCAACCATACCAAGTAACGCCGTCTGAGTGTCTGCAACCTTTTTAGCTATTTCTGCTTTCCTAAGCTCCACTTCAACCAATTTATGCTCTAGGTCTGCTTTAATTTTTTCGTTTTGCAGCTCCAGCTGATCCACTAATGCCGCCTGCTGCTCAACAATCAACTTCTGATTTTCGAACTCCAAAAGCTGTGATGGACTTGGTTCAGGTGGCTCTGGTTGAGCTTCAATTTCCTCTTCATTAGGCTCGACTAAGCCAGCTTCTAGCATCTGCTTTCGAAGGCGCTTGGTTAGCTCTTCGCTAAAGTCAAAATCAATGGATTTAGCAATCAGGTCAGCTGATATCTGGCTAAACTGCGGGTTTTCAGCAAGTCTAGTTAATAGGTTCAGTCCTTCACTTCGTTTGGTAGCAAATGATGGCCCGCTGGTACTGACTACATCAAAATCACCTGTACTCAGGTCGTTCAGTGTGACTACCTGCCCTGTTTGGGTATCAAGCACTTGTTGGTTGACAGTTGTGCTACTAATCTGCCCGTCTTCAGCTATCAAACCAATATCTCGTTCAGTATCAATAATTTTAGGTATTAAATCGATGAGTATACGCCCTGTATGCTCTACCGCTTTAACTAGGCTATCCCTCAGCTCAAACGTGGATAGATTGCCCTGTTCGTTTAATGCCAAAATGGCGACGCCCGATTTATCAGTTTCATCCCTGCCTAATGACGAGTTATGTAGCCCCGTGGTGTTTTGGATATCCATGTCAGCCTGTTGGATCTGCAGGATAAGCGCCTGCTGTACAGATGGAGCGCCTGTTCTGGCCGGTGGTCCAGGGGACTCTGAATCAGGGTTGTATAACAGGAAAGGGCTGTTAGATGTTGTAAAATTTCTAAGTTGTGACTCATGGCCTTTAGCTTGCTCGGGTGTCAACCAGTACGGATCTTTTGGCGTTAATGCGCTGGTTTCAATAGCTTGGCTTGTGGCGTAATTATAAATACGGCTTGAATCTTTGGCGTTTCTAACGATGCCTTGGTACACCTGCTGCCCACCAATATTAATTGCGTATCCAAAGAAAGGCACGATAGGGATATATTTGCTTGCCCATTCATTAGGACCCTCTAATATTTCGGACGAGGAAAACTTATACATCACAACCGTGTGTGATTTCTCTTTGCGTTCCTTGACGATAGTAATATTTTGGGCTGCCAACTCATCTATGACTGATTTAGTTTCCTTAGTCATTTCTAGCACTGACCCATCACTCATAAGAGCTAAATCTTTGGTTACCGGCACTTTTACCCAGTACTCACCTATTCTAATAACATCGCGTGTCTGCCATGCCAGCAGTGATCCTAGGTTATATTCCGACAGACCTGAAATTGTGGCATCAGGAAAAGTTTTCTCAAATGTTTTACGGTCAATGTCTTGGGTGGTAATCATCCATGCAGCATCTCTTTTCAGTACGTCAGTGGCGCTCGGGTCATAGAATACTGAGCTTGCCGCGCTTACTATGCTTTTGATCTTTATAGCTTGCTCAAATGTGCCCTCCCTGTACTCTGTCATGACGCCCCACGCACCAATTCCACCGGTGACCATTTCTTTAAATGCAGTGTCCTTAATGGCGTTGAAATTGGATTCATTCTCAATGGACCTAATCATTCCATCAAGGATATCAGCAGTGTCTTTGTCGCGGTCATTCTCTGCTCTGACCTTCATTGATATACGGTTTTGCCGTTGCTCGCCAACAATCTGATTGATTGGGTGAAACACCCTGTTTACTTCAAATCTAGGCCGGTCGGACTCTTGAGCATTATTGTCATCCCACATTGACCCAGCTACATGCGCAAATTGCAGGTCTTCTAACGCCAGATCTCGCTGGTCACGCTCTATAGAGAATGACGAGTCATATTTAGTGACTATTTCTTTATGCAGATCCATGTCTGATCTATGCTTGCTCGGCATTTGTGCTCACTCGATATTTGGTGTGGCAGCTAAAAAAACCAGCCAACTCGTGACTGGAAATAGGCAGATATTTATTCGCCTGCGTTCATTGCAACAATTAGAGCTGCATTGTCCACCAGCGCTGCTGTTAGCTGCGCACGCAGACTGACATCATCAGCCAGTAACGCATTAACAGCGGTAGTTAGGGTTGCAACCTCATCACGCAAGGTTTTTAGTGCGGCAGTCGTAGTATCCAAGTCAGTAGCTGCATTAGATGTTACGGCTACAGCACCACTTGCATGAGCTGTATACGCGGTAGGCGCACTGGTCGAGGTTGAAGTTGCTGCATCAGGTGCAACGGCAGACGCCGCATCAACTGTTTCAAATCTCGTATTAATACCCATAAATGTATCTCCAATGCCCCTGCTATATTAGCAAGGGCTAATCTTCAGTTATTGTCCAACGTGACGGATACCCATGCCTGGGTTTTGAGCCAATACGCCGTAAAGGACATCGAATCGCCAAGTACTAACATCGGTCAGAATATCGTAATCACCAACCAATCGGACGGATACACCATCCATTTTCTCATGGCCATACTCAACGTTGCCAGCTGGCTTACCAAGCTGACCAAAGGCTACAGTGATGCAGTCTTTAGCGAACGCAAGGTTTTGACTGAAGCTTCCACCCTCGGTACCAGACGTGACTGTGATAACAGCATCATCGGCAGGAGCAGCGGTAACTGTCTGATTTGCACCACTAGTGATAATGGCGGGAGCGATAGTCAAAGTCAGATCACCTGATCCATCACTGGTTCCGGCAGCCCTTACAACGAACGACTGTGACCGACCAGTATCCTCACGAGTACGAGGGTTGACAGCATTAACGCCAGCGATAGTGAACGTATCACCCTCAGTCAGCACTAATGTGGATACAGCCCAGCCATCAGTGATGAGGGACTGAGTGTAACCATCCTTAGCAGTGGTGTAGGTCACGTTCTGTGATGCACCGTTAACGAGAGGAGTAGATCCAGTTGAGTGAGTGCCCACTGTATGACTTTTGATTGACTGACATTTGTATACATCAAAGCCAGCGTAGTTATTAATCAAAGCATAATCAATGGCACGAGTAGCGATCTTTGAAGGGAATACGCCTTTAAGGCCGTCTGCCAAGGTGAGTGAAGCTGAAGGCGTGTAAAACGCGCATCGGTCACCCATTCCCATTGGAACACCGCCCTCATCCAGTATTGCACCAGCAGTACCGATTTGAAGGAAAGTAGAAGGGTTGGTACCAGGAGTGCCAGTGAAGTTCCATATTTGCTTATAAGTGTCAGCAATAGAGGTTTCCACTTGTTGAGCAAGCTCGATCATAGCTGGACGAATATATCGCTCACTGAACTCTTCGATATCAAGGGACAGCTCTTTGGAATCAAACTCCATAGGAACGACTCGACGCTGGTCTAAAGTCACAAGTACTTTGCCTTCGACGGTGTCATTGATATTTGAAGTGATGTCAGCAGCATTATGGGCGATATATCGTACTCTTTTACGTACAGAGATATCTTCACCGATTTTGCGGCCAAACTCTTTGTCTAATTGACGGTCAACTTTTTCAAGCATAACCATGGCGTTTTTGAACTCAACCATTGCACGTCTAGTGATGATCGAGGGATTGAGGATACTGTTAGTAGCCATAACACACACCTTAAGTAATTAACTAAAAAATAACTATAACTTTCAGTTTTGCCTTAGTTTTGTGTGCTATGGCTGGTCGATCTGTTTACTGCTTAGCGGCTTGGTGTGCCGCGTAATACTCTTCCATCGTCATG